TTTTAGTTCTAAATATTGGGCATACCATTTAGGACTAGCCAACCGCCATTTTAAAGCCGAGGGGTTAACGTATAGGAACCTGGATAAAGTGAGTATAGGCATTGAACTAATAGCATGGGGGCAATTGACCAAGAAAAAAGACAAATTTTATAACTATGTCGGCGGCGAGGTTGACGAAGTAACCACACTAAAGAAAGCCCACCGAGGATTTAAGCATTACCATAGTTACACCGAAGCCCAAATACAAAGCGTTGTGGACCTTTTAAAGTTATGGAATGAGCGTTACGACATCGATATAACGTATAATTCGGATATATGGGATATAACACCCCGCGCATTGAAGGGCGAGAATGGTGTTTTTACGCATTGTAGCGTACGCAAAGATAAATTTGACGTATTCCCCCAACCCGAACTAATAGAAGCCCTTAAATCCATTTAGGGTACCCCAAGTATACTATTCTCGAACCAGCCCAATTGGACTTCGAACCAAAATATTATTATTTTATTTTGTAAATACGCAATTAAGTATTAGTATTGTGCTATGGAAATAGATATTTTAACCGTTCACACACGGATCGCATCGTGGCCCTTTGAGGGTTTCTACGAATCGCGCGACATTAGTATTATGTTAGCGCAAGAGTTTAATTATCAATTATCAAAGTGGATTTACATTCAAGCCGATGAGGACAATTCGAGTATTCAACGGGTAAATTTACGCGCCTTAAAAGAAATGGAACCACAAACGTTTCAAGATTGTATATGCGACCTAATACAATACAATAAAATCCGACCTTGGAAAGTTTCACAGATTAACGAAAAATAAATTATGTTACCTATTTACTACGCAATTTTTACCGTTGGATGCATTACGTGTGCGGCGGGAGTTTTTGGAATTATTTACGCGGGTTTTAAGTACCGCAATTGGGAAAAGGAAGCCGAGTACGAGCGCGAACAATATTTTTGGCAACGCCGCAAGTACCCAAGCAAACGCAACCGAATGTACAAAGGCAAACTAAAACTTAATGAATATGAGTAAATCACCCTTTCAATTAGCGCAAGAGTATATTACGGCCTATAAGGTCCAGGATATAACCTTACATGAACTTAACGAAGCATTAGATAGCCTTGTGGAGTATGAACAAAACACCATTAACCAAGCATACGCCGAGGGTCACTATGACCATAGTATTGGTGCAAATCAATCTAATTATTATAAGTGGCGTTTCGAGAATAAAACGTAAATTTGCAATATGAACACGCAAGAAGCATTACGGGAATTATTTACCGAACACACTAACCGCGAATTAAGCGAAATAACGGGGGAGAATTACTACACGGTAACCTCCTGGAAATTCAAATTTAAGCATAACCAACTCTCTATGGAAAAGCAAATCGAGATACTTACAAAAACAAATCACAAAATACAAACAAATCTAACATGGAAAAGAAATCAAAAGTTAACGGCGTAACCGCCAATGGTACATGGGATTCCAAGTATGGCACTATGTACAAGTTCGAAGTATCATTTGAAAACGGGGACGTAGGCGAGTACAACTCCAAGACCCAAGACCAAAACAAATTCGTACAAGGTCAAGAAGTAGATTATTCTATTACCTCACGTGAGTACAACGGCAACACATTTTACACGATCAAGCCAGTACAACAACAATCGTTTGGAGGTGGTTATAAGAAAGACCCCGAAACCGATAAGAAAATAGCCCGTATGTCGGTCCTAAAGGTAGCGGGTGACCTTGTAATAAACGGCGACGTTCAATTACACGACCTAACCAAGATAGCGACGTTTTTAGAACACTACGTTAACACGGGTGAGGATTCAATGTCCAAGTTATACGACGCGCGTATCAAGGAAGTTAAAGACCAATTGCCATTCTAATGAAAAAGATACAAGATGAAGTTAGGCGTATTTTAACCGATACGCCTATTACTAGGGATAACGACAAGAAACTAACCGCGATTTATTGGTATTGGGAATTACAAATGGCCGATATTGATTGGCTTAAATTATCGACCAAGGACTTTTTGGCTATTTATGCGGGGGAGGGATTGACCGACGCACAGACGATTACCCGCGCACGTAGGTTATTACAAATGAGGGAACCCCAATTAAGAGGTGAGAAATACAATGCCCGAATGGCTAACCAAGAAAAGGTTAAAGAGGATTTGGGATATAAAGTCAATTAGGGTATATTTGAATATGCGATGGGCAGATCGCGTGAGTGTAATTTTATTTGAGTATAAACCCGTACCGCTTGGATTCCTGCCCGTTTCCTCGCCGTGCGGGTTTTTATATTTATGCAAAACACTGGGCAAATCTTAAGAAGCCGTAAGAATGGCAAAAGCAAATACACGGCAATAAGCAACGAAATTTTACAAAGTAGCACATTAACACCACAAGAAAAATCGATCTTGGTGCATTTACTTTCATTACCCGAAGATTGGGTGGTTTATAAGAGTATTATTTACAAGGACATGAACATGGGCCGCGAACAATTTAACCGCCATTGGAAGGGGTTAGTTGAAAAGGGGTACATTGTAAGCGTTAGAATGATTGACAACGAAACCAATTTAGCCAATGGGTGGAACCATGTGGTTTATGAGGAACCCGTACTATCCGAAAATCGGACTAACCAATTCTCGGACTTACCGAAATTCGGAGAGTCCGAAAACCCGTCAGTATATAAAGTAATAAATGAACAAAGTAATAATCAAACAAAAGAATTAAATAACAAAGTAATAAGCCCTACAAAGGGGGACGAACGGGAAGGTATTTTTAATGAGGTTTGGAAAGCATACGCCACAGTGAGTACGCGACAACCTGGAAGCAAGAAAGATGCTAAAAACAAATTTAAACGGCTTACAAGCGACGAACTAGAGTTAATACGTGTTCACCTACCAAAATATCTTAAAAATCACGTAGCGGCCGCGAAAACGGATTATTTGCCCAATTTCACGACGTATTTAAACCAACGACGCTACGAGGATGAAAAAATGCCGTATGTTGATACCCAAGATGAAATCGATAATTGGATGCGTTAAATTTGGATATTTCAGAATTACAAAATAAAATTGCACTACTATGTACATTGAACAAGCACAACCCGAAGAAATAATTACGCATTTACGGCGTTTATGTAACCTAGGGGGTATAAGGCCCCCGCAAAATGGTAAAGAATTTGTTGCCTTTATTCAACTAGGATTTGGAAGGTGGCCCGTGGAAATAATGGACCATGCCTTTACTAGTTATCTTATGGGGCAATACGAAGATAAGGCCCCGCAAGTTTTAAACGTCCGATTCGTAAGCAACATTTTAAACGCCTACATTAAAGACAATAGGCACCGCATACAAAAGAAGCCGCGCGAGTATATGCAAATAGAGGCACCTAAAGACGAAAGCCCGAAAATGAGCAAATACGATCTAGCAAAAAGCAATTGGCAAAACGTTAAAGAAAAAAACGCGGTCGTATTTCCTAGCATATTAGCAAACGCATGGGAGGAATTAGACCCTAAACCCCAAGTGGACCAAAATCGAACCGAAGAATTAGTGGAGTTTATAAACGATAATCAAGCCCGTTTTTATTATAAGATGAAACGCGAACGCGGACATAAACAAAAGCGCAACGATTTGGACGAACAAATTATTTACAACGCCGCACAGATGGCACAAATTTTAGAAAATGAATAAGGATTATTACCCCGAATACATAGCCGCTAAACAAAAGTTAACCAGGTTACAAAAAGCGCATGATAATTTACTCAAGGCACGACGCAAGGAATTACGCGAATACAAGTTACTAATTCATAAGATGCGCCAAGAAATACACCAATTAAAAGGAGGTAGTATTGAAAAGTGCGCGGATATCTACGACCGAATAATGAACGAATACGGCGTAAGTGAGCAAGAATTAAAAAGCCCCATACGCGACAGAAATATAGTTAACGTGCGCCACGCTTTATTTTATTACCTACGATATACCAAAAACATGAACACCAACCAAATAGGGGCATTATTTAACCGCGATCATTCAACGGTAATAAATGCGTGTAAGAATGTCAACGCTTGGTTAGACGTTCCGCAAGTGTACCGCGAGGAATTACAAATTTTAAACGTTATAAATAATGCAGAATAAGGGTAAAAATGCTAATTTATTGTAACAAAATAAGTATAAATAACACAAAGAGAAATGAAAACACAAATGCAAGAATTACTAAACCTTGAAGCAGACTTAACACAAATGTTTGATTCAGACGAAAGAGTAGCGATGGCTTTACTGGAACACATTAGAGCAAACAGAAAACAACTGCTTGAGGATGAGGAGGAGCAGATGATTGATTTTGCCGTTTATTGGAGGCACGAAGATTTTACACGCAAAGAAATTACAAAATACTACAACGAAACATACGGAGGTAACAAATGAAAACACCAGTTCAAAGGATTATTACACATCTAAAAAAATACGATTGGCCTATTACAATGGCTGAAGAAACATCATGGCTTACGGCAGAAGAAGAAAGTATTAAATCAGCATATAGCGCAGGTTATCTAGATAGTCAGTGCAAGATATATGACCCTAGACATTACATAGAAACACTTAAAGATCAACAAACACAAGGAGGTAACAAATGAACAACATGATAAATAAACCATTCCGTCTAACTCTTGAGCATTACGACATTAAGATAACGGTAGAAAAATCCCATAGCGATATAGACGCGGACCAATTAAAGGAACTTTTGCGTTCGTTATGTATGGCGGCGGGGTTTTCAGAACAAACAATGAATGAAATGTTTGGAGAAAATGTCTAGTAAATTAACCAACAAACAGGACAAATATTTGAAGAATTGTGACAAGTGTCATTCAATGTACAATATAACGTACAAAATTATAAGTTTTTGAACCTTTAAATATACATGAGGCACCTAGAGAGCAAATTACAACAAGCAATGGTTAAATGGTTTAGGCTACGCCATCCCGATTTAATGTTATTTCATATTCCAAACGGAGGTAAGCGGTCCCCCATAACGGCCAAGATATTAAAAGCCGAGGGGGTGTTACCTGGAGTTGCCGACCTTTTCTTAATGCACCCAAACGAAAAATATAACGGGCTATGGATTGAGGTAAAGACCGAAAAAGGAAGGCAAAGCGAACATCAAAAGTATTTTGAAAAAGTGGCCACCCGTGAGGGTTATAAATACCAAGTGTGTAAAAGTTTACAAGAATTTAACCAACTAATTGATAATTATATTAACAATGTATTCTAAATTTACAAACCGTAATGGCATCGTTAAAGGCAATAGCCCAACGCCACGCGGATTGGATTAAAATGGCCGCCTATCTCGGAAGTGAAAGCCCCGAAGATACCGTACAAGATATGTACTTAAAGTTGGCCGAATCCCCCGACATCGTCGCGAAAATTGATTACAACGGCGATATCAACACCATGTACATTTTTACTATTATCCGTTCCAAGGTAGTGGACCGCCAACGCAAATCGAAACGAGAGAATTACGACGATGTATTATTCGACCCTTGCTTTAATGCGGACGAAAGCGAAAGGCAATACCAAAACTTAATGGATGATGTTAAATCGGTAATAGATGAAATGCCCGAATACGACCAAATGTTATTGGAGTTGCATTTTGTCTATAAATTAAGTATGCGGGATATTGAGAAACGCACGGGGATACCTTTACATTCCATATTTAACCGACTAAAAAACGCAAAGAATCTAATTAAAAATCATACTTATGTCCAATACCAAAACTACTGTGAAGCGCAAAACGCGAAAGAAACCATCGCAAGGACTAGGCGATACGGTCGAGAAGGTGACCAAAGCCACTGGGATTAAAAAACTAGTCGAATGGGTGGCGGGTGAAGATTGCGGATGCGATCAACGCAAAGCCAAACTAAACAAACTATTCCCGTATCGTACAACCCAATGTATGACGGAACAAGAATATTTTTATTGGGGTAACTTTCGGGAGAAGGCTGAGCAAACATTAACCAAAGAGGAAGCCGACGAAGTGGCCATTATTTGGAATCGTTTATTTCAAGCGCGTAAATTTTACCGCCCGTGTACGTGTGACCCTAGAGCATGGCAAAAAATGATAAATGAAATTAACCAGGTTTACGAAGCGTATGAAACGCCACACTAGGGTATATTTCGACTTTTTTGGATATGATAAAACGTCGTATATCGAGTGTGAAGTATGCCACGCCCAAGCCCAAGACATTCATCATATTGAGCCAAGGGGTATGGGGGGAAACCCTAAAGGCGACAAAGACCGAATCGAAAACCTAATGGCCGTTTGCCGTACTTGCCACGATAAATACGGGGACAAAAAACAATACAAAGACTTCCTCAAGGAAATACACTTAAGAAACATACAAAACATTTAACGTTAATTACATGGTGCAAGTTATCGACATTGACAAAATCCAAGGCAACCGAGAAAATCCAAGGGTTATAAAAGATAGTAAATTTCAAAAACTTGTTAATTCGATACAAGAGTTTCCCGAAATGCTATATTTACGGCCGATTGTTGTAAATAAAGACATGGTTATTTTGGGCGGGAATATGCGCCACAAGGCCGCCAAGGATGCGGGACTAAAGGAAATACCCATTATCATAGCCGAAAACCTAGACGAAGCAAAAGAACGCGAATTTATCATTAAAGATAACGTCGGATTCGGTGAGTGGGATTGGGACGCCTTGGCTAACCTTTGGGATATTGAGGAACTAGACGAATGGGGGTTAGAACTTCCCGTTACTATGTCAACCGATCAACTAGGTGAGGAATTTAATTTACCCGATGGTGATAAAGAACCATTCCAACAAATGACGTTTACACTAGCAGACCAACAAGCCGAAGTTATTAAAAATGCAATAGACATAATTAGGGGTACCGAAGAATTTAAATACGTTGAAACATACGCAAACGAAAACGGCAATGGTAACGCATTGTATTTAATTATTACGCAATGGGTAGAGCAAAGGAAATAATTGTAAAAGTAATACCCGCAAAAGTTGCAAATGAGTTTGTAAAAAAACATCACTACTCGGGCAAGGTTGTACCGAATAGTAAATTACATTTTGGGGCATTTTTAGATGATAGACTGCACGGCGTTATGAGTTATGGAAGTCCATTTAGAAAAGATAAGGTTTTGCATTTAGTAAATGATACAAATTGGAATGGAATGTTAGAATTAAACCGTATGGCCTTTGATTCGTTTTTGCCTAAAAATAGTGAAAGCCGATGCATTGCAATTTCGATTAAATTAATTAAAAAGAACGCCCCGCATATAAAATGGATATTGTCGTATTCAGATGGTACACAATGTGGTGACGGTACAATATACCGAGCAAGTGGATTTTATTTAACAGACATAAAAAAGAATAAGGGTATTATTCAAATGCCTAATGGTGAAATACGGGCAATAATGACTTTTACAAAGGGTTCGCATATTTTAAAGCAAAACGGCAAGGCCACTATTCCAAAAAATGCAAAATATTTAGATGGTTTCCAATTGCGATATATCTATTTAATTGATAAGAATTGTAAATTAAATGTGCCAATATTGCCATTTTCAAAAATTAAAGAACTTGGCGCATCTATGTATAAAGGTAAAAAATTGAGCGAGGGGGTCGAATCGAACGCCGCTTTTAACCTGGATGGCTAATGTGCTACCATTACACTACCCCCGCTTATATTTAACAAAGTTATGAAAAATGTACACATATTCAAAAACAACTTCGACCCCAAAAAAGTATTATTGCTCTCCGACATCCATTGGGATAATCCCAAGTGCGACCGCGTTTTACTCAAACGCCACTTGGACCAAGCCATGGAAATGGACGCTAGGATATGTCTAAATGGGGATACTCTATGTTTAATGCAAGGAAAGGCGGATCGTAGGGGAAGCAAGAGTGGAATACGCCCCGAACACAACGTGGACCATTATTTCGACGCGGTGGTCAATGACGCAATAGAATGGTTTAGCCCATACGCAAAAAATATTGATGTTATCAGTTATGGAAACCACGAAACGGCAATAATCAAGCATCAAGAAATAGACGTAATACAACGCCTTGTTGGTGGGTTAAATCAAAAAAACGGAACCCACATACAAACGGGCGGTTATGGTGGTTGGATAGTGTATAATTTCAAACGTCCAAAAAGCGCGGGTAGTGTTTCATACCGAATCAAGTATTACCATGGTTCGGGGGGCGGTGGTCCCGTTACGCGTGGTACAATTCAGTTTAACCGAATGGCCACAATGGTAGAAGGTGCCGACATGGTATGGATGGGACACGTACACGAGGACCACGAATTAACGTACCAGGTAGAGCGAATGAATCATAACAATCGCGTACATTTGAAGGAGGTACTAATGGTTAGGACATCAACTTACAAAGAAGAATACGGCGACGAAAAAGACGGATACGGTGCTAAAGGTTGGATGGTGGAACGTGGTAGCCACCCTAAACCCTTAGGCGGACGATTTTTAGTATTAGAGCCTATCCGAGAAATAATAAACGGCCACGAAGAAATTAAAGTAAAAGCATACACATACCGCGCAAAATGATTATACCCGTAACATTTATTTACTCCGAGGATAAAATAGACCCCATTTATGAAATGCTAGGGTTACAAATGGACGCGGATAAAGTGGAAATCCTAGAGGATGGATACATAGATACCGACCAAATCGAAGCGGTCGCGGGTTCAATGGGCTTTACTCAAGTTTACACCAAAGGCGGCCACGTATTCGAAATAGAAATGGAAACCGAAGATTTTATAGCACTATGGACGTAGTAAATAACCCAACACATTACCAAGGCGAAATTGAGTGCATCGAATGTATAAAGGCATCCATGAGCAAAGAACAATTTATAGGATACCTAAAGGGCAACATAATAAAATACACGTGGCGTTTTGATCGTAAAAACAAAAGCGAGGACGTTAAAAAATTACAAGTCTATGCCCAATGGCTTGAAAATGAATTGATTTGATAAAGATTTGAAATTATGCCTAATCCCGAAAATATAATACCACCAAAGAAAGGGGAAGTTAGGAACCCAAAGGGTAAACCTAAAGGAACCCTAAACC